GAGGGCATGATCCTTCCCTGACTGTCTGACAGCTAGAAAGTGCCGCCGTCAAGATCAGCGATAGTATCGTCAACGGTTTTAGGGGCCATGACAACATTGGTCTGTTGCGCTTTCAGTTTGGCTTGGAGATCTGCGCGGCGCACAACTTCATCGCGCCGCCCGCGCTCGTAAGCGTCGGCTATAATAATTTTAGCCGCGCCGTAAAGCACAAGTAAAAGTATGCCGACTAAGATAGCAGTCGTCATTTGCCGGTGACGTTGTAATCTTTAGCGCCGATCAGACCGACAGCGACAAGCGCCGCTTGCAGCGACGGCCAGTCAATCGTCTTGGTCTGCCAAGCGTGGAAGAGCACGGTGGCAAGCGTAAGAACGCCAGGGATTGTCGTCATCCAATTTTTAATCATTCCAGTGATCTCCTAAAGTAAATGCCAAGCATAAATGCTAGTTTTGCAACATACGACGCCGTAAGAGCGACAATGATTCTATTTAACAAGCGCTATGATCTGCGCTTTAACATCGGCAATACGGGCCGACCACCCTTTGCCGAAAGTTGACCAGATCGACAGCGACTGCATAAACGCCAGACGTTTGTTCGTCACGGCCATAGCGACAAAGGTTTTGGTGGCTTGAATTGTTGCAGGGCCGATCTGACCGTCCTGCGTAACGCCGACAACAGCTTGAAGATATTTAGCTGCTCGCGATACGCCGCTGTTCACAGCAAAGTCGAACACAGCAAAATCAACGCCGTCGGGCAAATTATCTCCAGAAACACGATCCCAATAGAGGTTCTTGTAAATCGCCGCGACTTCCGAATCAGCAATAACGCGCACGCTCTGCGTCGGGAGGTTCTGCGATTTGCGCCAGCTATCATAGACTGCTTGCGTAACGCCCTTATTCGTCGGGCCGCCTGGATCTTTCGGGTGGTCAACGTAGCCGCCCTCGTATTTCAGGACTTGCTTAAGCGCCTGTGGATAGTTCTCTTTCATCGCCGGTCTGCTTTCTGACTCACAATATCGCGAATCGTATCGAGTTTTGCGAACACTTGATTGAGCACGGTGTTAAACTCTTCGCGTGTGATATAGCGCCCCGCCACAAGCACCTCAATCTCACCGACTTTTTCGGCCAGCTCCTTGTCAGCGGCTTGCAGATCTTTGACTGCGTTCCAGACGGTATTCAAAACCCAACCGCCCAAGACGCCGATCACGCCCACGGCCACGTCAAAAAACACTTGATATTCAGCCATCGGGGTCATCTCGACATCGCGTTTTTAGATTTAAAAGTCTCTTCGGCCAGACGATTGACAGCCTTGCGCGCGGCACGATTGGCGGCTAATTGCGCGCCTTTGCCCGCAATGGCGATACCGCCTGCGATGTAAGGATGGCTATAGGCCAAAGCCGCTTCGCCAAAACTCGCTAACTTACGACCGCGCAGTCCAGGCGCTAACGTGGCAAGTTCAGACACCCAAGGGCTTGTAGCGCCGTTTTCGGCTATGTCTTTTATGATCGCCTGTTGTGCTGATCCAAAGCGGCCTAGCTTCGTCTCGTCGTCAACGATGTTGCCAAACTGCTTTTGTATCGTCGATGCAAAGTCAGACGACTTTTCGGCTTTTTTGACTATCTTCGATATAACGCGATCTTGAAAAAGTTCGTGCGTCTTATCAATGCCGATCCGAAGATTAGCCGCGCCTTTACCGATTGCGTCTTCAGATCCTGGCAAAGCGTTTGCCGGATTCTCCCAAAACTTATCAAACTCATTTATTAAAACGGTCGCAAGACGCTTTTCGTCAGGCGAGCCTTTCTTATACAGCGTTCCAATCTCGCGGCGCATACCCTCGACGTCGCCTAATGTGACGGGTTTAGGCTCGAACTGTTCAACCTTTTTAGCTTTTGTTATGTCAGCCGGTAGGGGCTTGGCGGCGTTTTTTTCTAAAGTAGAAAACACTCTGTTAATATTGCTGAACTGTTCAGTAAACTTAGGCTTATAGCCTTCCTGCTCTAATGACGTTCGCGCCGTATTTAAAAAGTTAGTGAAAGCGTCGGGGTTGTATTGCGCCTCAGACGCTAGTTTCGATCCTGCGTAACCCGCTTCTTTGGCCGCTTGAGCTTCGGCGCGCAGCCCAGGCGCAACGCTTGTTTCTTTAGGTAAAATCTTTCCCGGTATCTGCGCGACGGTTTTGCCGCCGGAAATCATAGCATTAGCTACGGGGCGCGCGGCGGATAGTCCTAAAATTGTAGAAACGGGCTGTTCTGCAAATGTGTTAACGGGATCCGTAATAAGATTCTTAGCGCCTTGAAGTGCAGAAACACCCACGTCCGTTAATGTCTGCGCCGGAGCGTTGTATAAAGAATACGCCGCTCCCGCAAGCATCGGCGCGGTGAACCCGCTGGCGATATTAGTTACGTCGCGCGGGGCGTTACCTATGGTGCGTTCGGCGTAAGCCGCAAGAGGGTCATAGCCTTGCGCTTGCACATTAGCCGGAGCCGGAGCGACAGGTTTTGTAAAATAATCTTCAACGGCTTGCCCCATTCGACCAATCGCGCCGACGCCCGCCTGTTCAGTTTCTTTTGACGCGAAACGAAATTTGCCTTCGTCAAACTGATCGAACGGATTGCTGCTATCAAATTGGTCAAAAGGATTTGCCATACTAGCGTCCCAAAATTTTAGTCGCTGCCCCTGCGCCATACTTTTTATCAAAGTCAGCCGCTAGGCTAGGATTCTGGCGTAAGTATGCTATCGCTGACGGAGGCGCTGCCGTAACGGTGGGGGCTTGCGAAGTTTCCCCCGCAACCCCTCGCGATTTTGTCGCCGTAGGTAAATTTACGTCCGCATATCGAGCTAGGCGGCGTTTCACTTGTTGCCATGCCGCTAAACGCTCTGCCGCTGGGATGTCAGGATTAGAAATATTACCCATCATTTTAGCGATAAATTCACGGTCTTCGTTAGATGTGCCTGCGCTAAGTTTGCGCCCCAAATTCTCATATGTGTATTCGCCAGAAATAGCCTCAAGCTCTTGAATAGCCGTGCGCCCTTTAGTAGTGGCACCGAGAAAGCGCGGAATTTCTGATAGACCTCTTTCCATCATACCGCTTGTCGATTGATTAATTAATTTAGATACGCGGTCATCGCCCGATTCATCAACGTCCAAATCTCGTAAGATATTAAGTGAAGCGTCCTGCGCCGCGCGTTGTGCCGTGCCTACTGGTTTAAGTTTATTAGGCTGCACAGTTGTCTTTTCTGCTTCGCCGTCAACGCCCTGTCCGGCCCAGCGAATAAGATCACCCGCAGTCTTAACCTTATTGAACACCCCTGGATTAGATTTAATGACGTTTGGCCTAAGAATTTCTGCAACCGGCGCATTGGGGTCGGCCCTAAGAACATCAATAGCGTCGGGGGCACCAAGAAAATGGCTTAAATATTTATTGCCGCGCGTTGCTTGGAATCCTGCGTTTTCCAAAGCCGACGCATTTTCTTGTGTAAGCACGGGTAGCATTTTTTGCTCAACGCCGGATCCTCGTTGAGCAAGGATCTGTTCCCTAGTCATCTTAGCCGACTCAGGAAATGCTTTTTTATATGTGCCGACGAAAGTGTCGTCGGTAAAACCACCATAACCTTGCGAGGTAGAAAGCGGGTTTTTGCCAACCCCTTCTCTATTAGCAATATAGTTTATGTCGCCGCCCTGTTCATATTCTTCAGGCGATAGCACACGGCCTAGCCCGCGTTCAGGTTTGTAACCGACAATAAGGCCCGATGCGTCTTTTATTTCGGTATATTTAGGCGCAGCGGCAAACTCAGATCCTTGCACAACTTCAGCGGGGCCAGTAGGGCCGACCCGCGATATGCGTGTTTGGTCGCCTATGGTTTGTTGTATAAGTTGCGGTTTTAAATCCGCCGCTTGCAATGGGATTAGCTTAACTTGTTCAGCGTCGTATTCAGGGTTTAACACCGAGGCGGCTGGCGGAAATGCCGTGGTAACTTCCTTATACCAAGCCGGATAGTTTTCGGGCGTTAACCCCTTCCCCGCTAAACCGACTAAATAATCGTATCTCTTCGACGCTAGGTCAAATTCTTTTGACTGTTGTTCAGCCCGTAATTTTTCGGCCTCACGCAGATCCTTATTAGCCGTGTAACCAGCCGACAGTTCGGCAAGTTGCATTTGCTGCGCAAGACGCTGTTGAACAAGCGCGTTCTGTTGAAGCGCCTGCCCTTGAGCGTAAGCTCCTAATAGATTGATATTAGGCGCTTGAAATTCAGGAAGCGGTGAGTATTGAACAGCCATAATTATTACCTTACGCTAAGAGCCCATGTAACCCATAGCAGCATTATATCCGCCGCGTGCTTGCGGAAAAGCACTCCCGCCGCCGCCGCGAAGACGAGAAGCCAAACTCATTCCGGCGCTGCTTAAACCGCCGCCCCCGCCACCTGCGTATAGCGCCGCGAGTTGCGCGCCCTGTCCAAGCGCCGACGCCAACATATTAGTTGGGCCCATAGCTTGCTGTGCTTGTATATTACCGATGTTAGCGTAGCCCTGACCAAGCGCCTGACCAAGACCGCCTTGAATACCGGCAAGATTCTGACCTAACGTCATAGCGTTATTGGAAAGCTGATTACCAACATTAAGCGCGGTGTTAGCGAGGCTAGTGCCCGTCCCAGTGTAGATATTTGCGAGATTAGTTCCCGCGCCCGCTTGAAGGTTAGCAAGGTTAGATCCTGTTCCGCTATATAAGTTAGCAAGATTAGACCCGCTTTGCCCGTAAACATTCGCTAAATTGGTTCCCTGACCGCCGTAAATATTCGATAGAGCCGTGCCAGTTTGACCATAGATGTTAGCTAAATTAGATCCCGTCTGGCCGTAAATATTAGACAGATTAGCGCCCGTGCCGGTATATACGTTTGCTTGGTTAGCGGCGGCATTTCCGTAAATATCTGCTAACCCAGCGCCTGTCTGACCGTAAACATCGGACAACCCAGCGCCAGCCTGACCATACACATCGGAAAGTTGACCGCCCGTCTGACCAAAGATGTTGGCTTGATTTGCGCCAGCTTGACTATAAAGATTGGCTAGGTTTGCAGAACCGCCGCTATACAGATTAGCAAGGTTACTAGCAGTTCCTGTATTAACTTGGCCCATATTAGCGCCGGTCTGACCCGCAAGCCCCGCCGCCACATTAGCCGCTGATTGACCGCCTGACGCCAGATTCTGAAGCCCTTGAATTGCTTGATTGCGGTTTTGCATAAAGCGCGCATAGGCGTTCTGGTATTCTTGACTTCCGGCCTCTTGACCGAAGCGAGTTCCCGCTTTTAGTGCTGCCCCAGAGCCTCGTAAGCCGCTTGCGCCTAATGTAGCGTTAAGCGCTTGTTGGCCCTGCGCCAAACGGAACGCATAGCCAGGATCAATCTGAAGCTGCTCCAATGTCGGGCCTTGCGTATATTCGCCGCCCTGACCAAAAAGCGATGCAAGACGATTAGTCGCGCCTGCGCCCGCTTCCAAATACGGTTGCTGAAAACCAACGCCGCGTGTGTAATAGTCTTGAAGGTTTTGAAGCGCGCTAGCTTGCCCTGCCTGAAGCGCCTCTGCGCCTTGCCCCATACCGCGCTCAAGAGCGCCTGCCCCTTGCAATAATCCTTGCTGCACCGCGCCAAGACCGCCAGCGCGCGCCTCTTGAAGCGCGGCGGCGCGTTGCGTCTCTGCCTGACGTAGCACAGCTTCGCGATTAGCTTGGGCCTGTCTAAACGCATCCGCGCTTTTTGCTTCGCCCGCTTGTAACACGCCAGCGCCAAGAGTGCGGGCTTGCGTTTGCGCCGCAAGCTGATTTGCTTGCGCGCGCGCCTGCGCTGCAATTTGCTGGGCTTGCGCTTGTCGCTGTATCTCTGCCGCTCTAACAGCGCTTTCTTGAATTGCTCGTTGTTGCTCTAGTTTCGATTGTTCTAACCTTTGCGCGGCTTCAGCTTGAGACTGTCTCAGGGATTCCGCAGCGGCTTGTAATTGTTGTTCTTTTATCGCGGCGGCGGCTTTAGCTTCTGACTCTCTCGCTGCGTCTTGCGCTGCTTTTTGCGCCGCCTCTTGATCTGCACGGGCACGCGCTTCGGCGGCGCGCTGCGCGTCCGCCTGCTGTTGCGCAGCAATGGCTTGGATCATCATGGCCTGTTGCGTGGCCTGTTGCTGCGAGCGGGAGGCGGAACCAAAACCCATGTCAGATCTCTCTCGTTAAGGTTCCGTCTTCTTGTCTACGGAAGCCTAATCTTTCCAATACACCATACATGAACTCATGACCATTTTCGACCCTAGTAATACGAGTATCGGTCAGAAGTTTTTTTAACAGTCCTCGCGACAGCCATCGCCGCCGCCAATGCGGAAGGATCGACACATGCGTCTCGCCATCCTTCCTAAATACCGCCCCTATAGGCTTATCGTCTCTAACAACTAACTCAACTTTCCAACTTGCCGTTATATCTAAATATTGCTCAAAAGGCATGGGGTCTACCCACGCGGTCGCCTCATATCCTATCTTCAGCGCTAAGTCCCTATTATCAACAATATCTGTTGTCATTCATATAACACGTTAATTGCGCCCGCATCAAAGTTAGCCGTGCCGGACACCGTAGTGATAGAAAGTTGCGTCATGGCCCCCGCTAGAGTCACATTACCGCCGCCAGATAAAACCGCTGTCGTCGAAGCCTTCGCGGTGTGGTCAGACGTGTAAATATAACTGGCAGGGTTAAGAACGTCGATTACTAAAGACCCCGAAATAACATCAGCCGCAGCGGTGTGGTTGATAATAAATCCGGCTGTCGAATCGCCTACAGTTGTGCCAGCCGCCGCCATACGCGCGCCCGTTGATAAATAGCCAGTAGACACAATCCCGCCCGACGGGCCGATCTTAACCAACAAAGGCGACGTGCTATCTGTCGAGACGCCCGCAAACATAACCGTCACACGTCGCACCCAGGTAGGGATAGCCGTAAATGAAATAGACGTGCCGGTTGTAGAAGCTACCGCCGTCTTACCAGCAATTCGCAGATAATCGCCGCCAATAGAACTGGTAATGATGGGAATACCAGCAATCGCGAGACTTGTAGTAGATGTAAAGCCGACAATCGCGTCAGCGCCGATGGTGCCGGTGCAATCCAACTGATTGATCGGAGACGGCGTGCCAAGGCCAACTAAACCGTCTGACGTAATGACAAAAGGCGTCGAGTCAGGATCGGCGCTATCCTGAACGACAAGCGCGTAGCCCGTGCCGGTCTGCGTGATCTTGAGCGCTGGGGATACAGATTCCGTGGAGATCGTGACGTTGCCGGACAAAACTGGCGATACGGCAGTCGTGGGCGGCGCGACGTTATCGACCGTCCAGATATCTACGTCGTTCGCATCCGTGAGACGAAATTTATATGATGATGACCCAAGCCAGATATTAGCTTCGCCGCGCGCGTCAAGGATGACAGGGTTTTCGTTAGGCGTGCTACCTGTTGCATCCGTAAATGTTGCTTGCGGCGTCGTCGTGCCAGCGGCGTAAGAATAGACCTTACCGCCGACAAGCGGCGTGCCGTCCAGCATAAGAAATTGGGCTTTTGGGGTTGGGGTAACAACAGCCATTTAACCACCTACACAACTGGTTACGGTCAAAATGACCGAAGGAATTGCCGGAACTGGACTAGACGCAGCCACATACGGAAGCGAGACGTTTGTGCTATTTGCCGAATAGATCAGTTCAAAATAATCACCGGCTTGAAGATTTAGCACGAAATTCCATGCAGCGACAGCCCGCGCGTTACTTCCATTAGCTAGAGTCACATTGGTAGCAGAATCATCAACATTCACACCATTAATCCTGGGCCAAATATAGACTTGTTTAATGCCGCCGCCGGTTTCCTGTAATTGCGCTGAGAACTGAAAGTTATACGTCGCTGTATTGTCTACAAATATTTGAGATGTTATTGGCCCAACATAAACGCCATACACAAGTTCAGATCCATCGGCGCGTAAATAGGTCTTGTTAAACGTGATAGCGTAGGCCGTATTGATTACGGCAGGCGTGAACGTCGTCGTGCTATAAAACGACCCGTAGCGCCGCCCTGCCTCGACCGCAATATAAGTATTATAGAACCAGCGATACCATTCGCGGGTAACGAAGTTTGTCAGCTTATCCCATATCGGAACGCGCGCGGCGGGGACAAGCGTGTTATTTGCAAGATTAGGCATTGGTCGGGCTCAGTAAGAGTTCTGCGCCCATAATCGCTATCTTAACGGGTTCTGTGCCCGACACCTCGTAAACTCTATCGCGGATCTTTAGGGTCATACCTAACCGACGCCAGATCGTGCGATAACCAAATGCGCCAATACGGCCCATAGATTTCCAGTGCTCATTCGACCATGTATGACCACCATCATCCGACCATCGCAGCATAACTTGCGGGTTAATACCAGGTTCAGGAAGACTTAACGACGCGATCAAATAATCATTATTTTCAGTAATAATATTATCGCGGTTCTCCGTCAGTAGATATGTCGTGCCAAGCAGGCCATAATCGTTACTGTTAAGACCAACGCCCGTTTCGCAATCAAGCTGTAGACTATGTTGCGTCGTGCGCTTTAAATTATTCTCGCCGGTCGGAAGCGCGCGCCATGAACGAAGCCATTTTTGCGTCGTGCCTGCTTCTGTGTAAACCGTAGGATCGTAGGCAAAAACAAAGCCCGTGGCGTAATCGCCAATAACGATCTCATGGTTATAGTTCATCTGGCAGTTGCCACGATGACGGGTAAACGCATTGTTTTCCCATCCGGCGCGCTCATGCCAAACTTGAGTCGCTACGTCATAAACCCATGTCGTATTAGCCGTGGGGAAGTTAAGGACGTAGAAGCTGTGACCGTCTTGCTGATATGTATAGGCAACGGCGTCTTCTAGCGTCGTGTATTGTTGAATCTGCCATTCGACAGCGTGCGTCGATACGCGCTCGCCGGAATAGCCTTTCGACCGATAAACAACGCCGCTGCCCCGCGCGTCGCGCCCCAGCCAGAACAGGCCGTTGTCGAGCTTGGCGACTGAGTAAGCGGCAAGGCAGCCGATCTCGTTAAAAGCGCCTTGTATACGCGCCAGAGGGAAGTCAGGCGTGCCCGCGTTATACCACACCTCAACGGTGTTAACGCCAAACAACCAAACCTCGCGGTGATCGACGATTAGCGTAACAAGATTGTCGGGCGAGCCTTCAGCGCTGGCGAACGCAAGCGAATCAATAGACGTGCCGTCATTAGATTCCGTTACCCAAATCCGCTGGCTGTTGGGCTCGTTATAGACAAAATAGCCGTCAAGAAAGCCGACGCCGACAGCGCCATAAAAGTCAGGATCGGTAATCTGCGTAAGAAACGGCGTAAACGCCAGTGTGACGCTGGCGTTTGTTGCTGTAGCGGCAACGGACAGTTCAAATGTAGTGGCGTTCGTTATGCTTGCGACCGTCGCGCTTGTCGGTATGCCCGTGCCAGATACAGGCTGACCGACCCAGATCGAGCCGGTATTAGTCGTCGTTACGGTCGTGCTTGTGTTCGTCGTGCTACAAGTCAGCGTAACGTCGGTATTATTATAAATGTAGCCGTATTGCTGATCGGCAATAAACATCTGTATGCCGTTATCCGTCATGTTGACAGGATTTGTGCCGAGAATAATGCCTATTGTGTCATACGACCAATCTGTATTTATGCGGTAGAGTCTAGTGCCTGAGACGGCATAGCCATAGTTGCCATACTGCCAAAGCCCGCGCACGGGGCCGGTCGGGAGTTGCAACAATACGCGCAACCCTGGCGAGCGTTGAAGCCAAGCGGCCTCTTTGCCGCCTTCCGGCACAATCTCAGGGAATAGATTAACCATGCGGCTGTCTGCCGCATTGGGACTACGCAGAACATAAGACGAGCCAAGTATAGGCGTCTTCATTAGAAATTTCCGGCGTAGATGTTATACCGCTGACGTGTGCCGACAATGCTGTAAGGCAGAGCCATGATATCGTCAGGATTATTGATACGCTTCAAATTGCGCTTGCTATACATAGCGATGCGCTGCACCTGGGCGGAAGGTTCAACGCCAAATTCGGGGGCTATTTCGCAAGCAAGATTGTAGCGAAACGCGCGGAGGTAGCCTGGCGGAAAGGTCAACTGAGTTGCTAATACCGCAGGCCGTGTCAGCTCTTGAACTGAAATAAAATGCCATTCTAGCAAACGCAACGGCACGGGATAGATAACCATGCTAATATTTGGGAAAGTCATATTGGTAAACATGACTTGCGGATAGGTAGACGTTACAGTCTTAACCGCGATACCGTCGTATTGCTGTTGGTTAATGAACTTAATGCCATAGGATACATTCGTCTGCGGATCGCGAAAGTAAGTCGCATCATCCAGCAATACAGGCCGATTACCGACAAAATCGCCGGTCGGGCCTAATGTGCGGCTAAGTTGGCCCGACGGCCAGTTAAAAACTTGATCTTGCGTTGAGAAGACAGCTAGACGTTCAGTGTTCCAACTGTCTATCATCTGGTTCAGAGCGCTCAAGGCGTCTTGAGATGTCTCCGCTGAAGGCGTTTCGCCTTCGGCTAGAACGCCCAGGAGCCTCAACGCCCCCTTGATCTGATCGCCCGCTGTCGTCATTAGGATCAAACCTCTCCCAGCCGTTCTCTACGTCGGCTTCCGCTTCCATTTCCAGCGTAGCGATCTTAACGCCATGCACGTCGTGGCGCAAATAGATAAGAGCCATTGATTGACTTTCTATAAAAATACAGCGGCCCGTAGGCCGCTGGATGGGTTAGGTGAGAACTGGAAATTCCCATTTACCCGCTACTGACGTAAACAACTTACCCGCGCCTGTAGCGTTGGTGGTGGTTGCCAGCGAGCCCGCAGGGGCAGTCGTGGTGGTCGTTCCAGCCGTAATAGCAGTAGTCAGAAAATACAAACCAGCCGTTGCGTTAGCAACAACAGGGCCTGTAGTAGCCGTTGACGTGAACGTGCCGGATACAGTTGCAGTCGTAAGCGTGCTTCCGCTGATCGCCGCGCCCGTAATGGTTGTGCCACTTACGAGTTCGGGATCAGAGAAAGCGACACCAACCGCTTGAGTGTTAGGCATTTTTATTCTCCTAAAGAGAAGGGGCGGCTTTTGAAGCCGCCGCCTATATTACGCTACGCGGTAAAGCGTCCATGTGCCAGAGCCGGTCTTGCGAGCGACAAGAACAGCGCCCGTCGTGACAGGGATGGTCATGGTCAGCGAGCCAGTAATCGTCCAGCCAGTAGCCGTAGCAATAATAGCCGTAGCCGTTGACGTGCCGAGGTTCACAAGGCGGAACGTGTAAGTCGCGCCGACTTTAAGAGCCGATGGAAACGCAGCCTCAAAGAGAGCAACAGTTGGCAGAGTATAGGTCTGCGCGCCGCTGCTAACGCCTGAGTTGGCGATAATAAGGCCGTTCAATACCTGATCTGCCGTCAATGTCGCCGTAGCGGTGACAGAGACAGGAGCTGAAGTATTGCCGAAGTCGGCTTCGACGATATTGCCTGCGCCGATCTGATAGCCGCCTGTGCCGGTCGAAAGAGCCGGATCTGGGCCAAGAGTCTCGAGCGGATAAGCAGCGCTCTGTGTAACAGGATTATAGGACATGGATTAAACTCCAAAAAGATAGGAAAGGGTGGCTCTAAAGAGCCACCGCTTATTAGCCCCAAAGGCGAACGGCCATCTGCGGACGAATCACGCTGTAGCCATAGAGCACGTCAATACGGCAAGGCAGACGGTCGTTGTTGATGTCATACTGACGAACAACGCGTAAGCTGATGCCATTGTGAACCTGACGGCTTGCCATATCGACACCCTGCGGAAGCAGAAGATCGGCGGTAGCGAAGGTGATCGCGTCCTTATGGTAGATCAAGTTCTGTGGATACTGCGTAGAAGCAGCGCCGAGGAACGTGACAGCCGCGCCGGACTGCGGCAGAGCGTCAACTGTAGCGAGAGCCTGAGTAGCCGAATACATCGCGTTAACCTGAACCGTAGCGGTTGTTGACGCCGTAACGTCAGCAAGAGCAACGAACTGATACAGCGAGCCGGTTGACTCACGGGTCTGTGGGTTGACAGCGAAGACGCTACCGATGGTGAACACGTCGCCAGCTTTGATGATCGTCGAGCCGAGG